CAAGTGGTGTGAGAGTTCGAGTCTCTCCGGGGGTACAAACAAACAATAAAAAAATGGAAAAGTTGATGACGAACAAAGAAGGGGAGTTCTTATATGTTTTTAATATGGTTAAAAACAATGAAGTGGTGGGATCGAACATTGTATGGGGTAAAAACCTCATCCAAGCAAAATCAAGCGCGAAAAAAAGATTCGGGGGTGTTGATGATGATTCATTTAAACGACTCACCAAAATAGAGTATGCCAATATGATGGAAGAACAAAAATCAAAAAAACTTGATAAAAAAAGAAAGTGGTAAATAAATTTTTATATCTTTGTAAAAAACAAATGAGATGAAAGCATATGATCAACATAAGACAAAAAGAACACAGGTAAGAAAGGATCAGATTGAGGCAGGTTTCTTTGATGGGAGATTTGTATCAAGAGTTGAAACACCTAAGAATCTTTATACTAGAAAAACAAAACACAAAAAACTTTTATTTAATTGATTATGAAAACATTTAATGATATAGATTTTAAATCTCATCCAGTTGGTGATGGACTTCACGGGTTGATATTTTTCCCTAATGGATATGGAGTATCTGTTGTTAGGTTTAAAATCAATGGACGATACGGATCATATACAAACAATAATAACCAATGGGAACTTGCGGTTATCTTTGGTGATGAAAATGAGTGGGACTTGACTTATAATACACCAATTACAAATGATGTTATGGGATATCTTTCTTCTGGAGAAGTAACTAATATTATGAAACAAGTTCAGGAATTGTAAAAAAATTAATTAAATTATATGAAAAAAGTGTTGTTTATTTTGGGATTAGTATCCCTATTTGGAGTGTCTTCTTGTACTGAAAATAACCGAGTAAAGAATTGGGGTGGGGATGGAACTCTCACATTACCAAGGGGACAAAAGTTGATAAATGTAACTTGGAAGGAAAGTCAGATTTGGTATTTGACTCGTCCGATGACACCACAAGATTCTTGTCAGGTGTATACATTCCACGAATCATCTTCTTGGGGTGTAATGGAAGGTACCTACACAATTATTGAGGTAAAATAATGGATATAGTGAGCGTGTAGGAGAACGCACCCACTCAATGGGAGAATAACAGGTTCGAGTCCTTGTACTAATCTATTTTAAAAAGCACCCTAACGGGTGTTTTTTTTGTTTCATACATATTTATATTTATATTTATGGGTAAAATTTTAATTACGGAAGATGAAAAAAAACGCATCCTAAATCTTTATGGAATACTTAAGGAGGCTAATCCGGTACCTGCAAAATCAACAGAAACACTTAAATTAGATAAAACTATTAATTTTGCTCCAGGATATTATAATCCAAAATTCTCATATACATCACCAAATGGAACAACATATAATTGGGATGTTGACACAACTTTAAAAGATGGTTTAAATAATATTAAGGAATTTTTGAAAAAAAATCCTACGGGTTATGTTGTTAGTGTTAAATTAGAAAGTGGTGAATCTCAAATACCAAACACGGATAATCAAGAAGGTGGAAAAAGAGTTGATCCAAATTATTTAAATGATGCAAGATTAAATACACTAAAAAAATACATAACCCCAATTTTTGATTCTTGGAAATCTGAAGGGATTAACACAAATTTTACGATAACTGAAGATAAAAAAATTGGAACGACTCCTTGGATTGGTAGTGTATTTTGTCCCGCAAATTCAACTAAAGAACAATCAAGGTCAGTTTGTACAACTAACTATATGAAAATACTTGGTGATACAAAAGATCCTTTACATTCTCAAGTTAACGAATTAAAGAAAAAGTATAATAGTGAACAATACTTTAGGGTTGTAATTGAGGTAAATAAAAGTACAGTCAAAAAAACTGTTGATTCTAAATGTGCAACAGGATTAAAAATTAGAGTTTGGGTTGAGTCACATAATTGTCAAAATGCGGAATTCTTTATGTTTGCCAACAGCACATTATTATATAATAGTGTTGGTGGGATGACGGCTAATTTAAATAACTCAAATTCAAGTAGAGGTATCCCAAAAGCAGATTCTTCACCAATATTTGGACCAAAATGGTTAAATCCTGGATATGGTTATTTAAAAAATGGTGATGGAACTTATTCTTACGGTTATGGTAAATTAAAACCTGCAGGTGATGTTGGTGGTAGTCGTTCTGATTCATTTGAAATAACTTCAGAACAATCGGCAAGTATTGTTGCTAATGGAAACGGTTATATTGATATATGGATGATTGCGAGTACAACTGCGGCACATAAAGACATCCCAAATGTCACAATTACTAAACCAGGTGTTAACGAACCTATATTTGACGGTAAACCAAATATTATTCAAGGTAAACTGTTAAGATTAGACGCTTGTGGGGACACTAAGTTAGAGTTGGGTACCGACTCAACAGTTCCTAATGCCATGAGTTATGTTGGGGTATTAAAACAAGAAAAAATATCAACAATGAGATCGGCTGGTGAAAAACCTGAAGAAGAAATTGATCCAAATACAGGGAAAAGAAAAAAATTAAAATTGGATCAAAAAGCCGTATTGTTAGATAGGTTAGATATTCTAAATCAAGATATGTTTAACTTGATATTATATTTAGGAACTCAATTGACACCATTATTTAACCCAAGGGCAGAAGCCTCTAAAAAATTACAATCACCACTTCCTGATGATGTATATCAAAATATATTAACAAGATTACAGACGGATTACCCTAAGATTGTTAACGAAATTAACAATCAAGGAACTACTGAAGAACCTGTATTAAGTTTAAGAAGAAATGAAGATGGTGAATATGAAAATAAAACAATAAACAAAGATGATTTATATGGTGATGTAAGAGATTACCTAAATAAATTTTATAGAATGTTTGATAAAGTTTACCTCAATAGAACATCTAAACAATATTCTCCTGAAGGATCAATTGATAATTTGAAAACAAATTGGGGTAAATTATATACAAAATTAGAAACTACTCCTGATTGGCCGTTTAAAGGTATTGCAGGAACTAAATTAGCGTAATATTTATTAATATGAAAAAAGTAATAAGACTAACCGAATCAGAATTAGTTAACTTGATTAGAAACATAATCACCGAAGGTGAAATTGCCGAATTGGGTACAATTAGTGATTTTGGTGAGATTAAGGACATTGAAGGGATTGAATCGGAATCGGGATTAAAGGCAGGTGTTGCAACAATGTTTCCTGATGAAGAAAATGAAAAAGATGTAATTGTTGTTTATCTTCTTGATAATAACGGTAATCCAGAAATTTATGGATATGGTCCATCAATCACATCAAATATGGATGAAAGAATGGTTAGAAGAATGGCAAAAAAATTGTTAAATCAATGGGATGAGGAATATGGATCAAATGATTCGTACATATCAGATGAATCTTTATTTTAAATAAAAAAATATGAAAAATATAAAACTATCTGAGAAAGAATTAATAAATATGATTGAAAGAATCATTAAGGAAGAAGAAGACGAGTTCTCAATTGAACCTCATGTTAATAAAATTCCTCGTGAAAGACAATTACAAAATATGTTTGGTAAATATGATGAACAAATACCAAATGATATATTAAGATATATGAGAAAAAATCCTCAGTTAATTATGAATAGATTGGCAAAAATCTATGGTGATAACTTTTTGAAATATGCGGATAATGCATATGTAAACGCTAAAAAATTCGATGATCTTGGATCATTATAAATAAAAAACAAAACCTATGAAAAAAGTAATTAGACTAACAGAATCAGACTTAACAAGGATTGTTAGACGAGTGATTAATGAAAATGATGAGAGCATGATTCGTATCCCAAGAAAATATGATGGGGTTAGAATGGAACTTGGTAATTCTGTATCTCCTGAAGATATTATTGAAATGTATAATGGGCTTGTTGAAGAGGGAACTCCTCTTGTTGATTATTCTGAGTATGGGACAGAAGGGATGTTTTATAATGAAGAAGGTGAGGAAATTCCTGTTGACGCGATTCTTGATGAACTTAACTACGCAATAGTTGGTAAAGAAAGTGGTGAGGATTATGATCCTCCCGTTGGAAAGGAAGGTAGAGTTAGTGATAATGAATACGTATTAATGGATACGGGACTCGACAAATACAATTTTATCTTTAACCCAACACGGAATAGATACGAATTTAAAACTTGGATAAAAAATGGATCACAGGGTACGGCAGTACTAACTGATGACCGATTGAAATCATTACTTGATTTTTTAACCAAACATAAATAAAAAACAAAACTTATGAAAAAAATAATTAGACTAACAGAATCAGATTTACAAAGAATTGTAAAACGAACAATTAAAGAAAATAGAGAACACAAAAGAGAATTGGAACTTAGAAAAAAGTTAGATGATGTTTTCTTTGGTTATGATGAATCTAATATTACAAGTGAACCAGGTGAAAGAGGATATCTATCTCAAGAATATAGATTATCTAAAAAGATTAGTCCAAGACAGAGAATTGAAAGGATTAATCAGGTGATTGAGGAATTGGAGAACTATATTAGTGATTTGAAGTATAGTATTGGATCTGAAGAAGAATACATAAAAAACCCAACATACGATGAGGTTTGGGGTGATATTGAAAAATAAATAAATAAATAAAAGAAAAAATATGAAAAGAGTAACTAAATTAACTGAAGGGGATTTAACAAGGATTGTTAGACGAGTTATTAAAGAAGATAACGAAGAAGATAAAATGGATGGTATGAGAATATCCATTACATTGGATGATGTGTTTAAGGAGGTTAGGGAATCTCTTTACGATCTTGGTGATTATGATGATGCAACTATGGGAAAAAAGGCTATGACTTTGGCCAAAGATATTATGGGTGACTTTCAAGATGACTTGTCCACGGTATTAGCAGACTATATTTCATTGAATTATGAGGATTACCTTTATGAGGTTCTTGGTGATGAAGGTGAAGATTTTTAAATAAAACTTGACACTTTTGAAAAGTATCATATATTTATAACAAAACAAATAAAAACGCAAATGAAAAATTTACATATCATATCTTTAAGAGGATTGGCGATAGCTGAGGATACTTTCTGTATGGAGATGGTGTGATAAATTATTATATAATAAAATTTGAATCCCATCTCCAAAAGAGGTGGGATTTTTGTTTTCAGGGTGTTGTGTATGTGAAAAATTATACATATCTTTGTAAAACAAACAAGAAGAGGTTCTTTGACATATTGGTAAATTTTTGCTCGGATGGTGGAACAGGTAGACACGCCGGACTTAAAATCCTGTGGGCATTTGCCCGTGCGGGTTCGACTCCCGCTCCGAGTACAAAAAAAACAAAAAAAAGATTTGGTAGATTAAAAATGATTACATATCTTTGTAGAACAAACAACGGGGGTAGGAAAGTTAGAGATGAGTGTCCTACTCCCGTGAGAAAAGGAAAAGGTTCTTTGAAATAAAAATATTGATAGTGGTTTTCCCCACTCAACGGATGTCGACAATCCAGAGTGGAATCGGAATTCATCACCCCCTGCCGAGGCCTCGTAAAACTACGATTAAGCAGTTAAGATTGGGACGAGATGGGTATCCCAACACTATCAACGATATTGTGACATAAGAAACGGGAAACTCGTAAAGTGCATTAACCTGTTAACATAAGATGGTGAAACGAGAGTGTGTGTTAACTATGAATCACAAAAATAGGTGAGTGGCGGAATAGGTAGACGCTATCCCCAATTTGGGGGAGATGCCGAGTTAAAAACGGCGTTAAAGGTTCAAATCCTTTCTTATCTACAACATAGTGGGATGTGGAAGATGGTTATCCGCTCAGTCTCATAAGCTGAGATCGTCGGTTCGAGTCCGGCTCCCGCAACTAATAAGGATGAATAGATGGAAGGGCTCTTCCTGAAAGACGGCACGCTGAGCCCGTGTTCATCTTTATAAGCAAACCAAGCTTTACTACGATACGGGTAATACCTGTGGGTTAGGGGTGACGGTCAGGAAAGACTGACAATTTATGCCGAGGTAGCTCAACAGGTGAGAGCAGGACGCTTATATCGTCAAGGTTATGGGTTCAAATCCCTTCTTCGGTACGGGAGTGTATACAGTAGAGTTCAACTTGAGAAATGATAGTAACACGCACTTAAAAGAGGGGTTACAAGGGGTCAAGTCGTTTTTTCAGTTTTGGCGTAAAACACTGGCGTTTTATGGTAATAGTTTAATGTGATAAACTTATACTCATGATGTTAGTAGGATTGATCCCCTCATTCATGTAAAAGTGGTGACTAACCCCAAAGGTCATCACAACTGCGGGTGTAGCTCAATTGATTAGAGCATCGCCCTTCCAAGGCGAGGGTTGTGGGTTTGAGTCCCACCACCCGCTCCAAGTTGGGCCTGATGCCGACGGCAGGTCGAGTGGTTTGCAACCACATCGTTTGGGTTCGATTCCCACAGTGTCCACAATTTCGCCCATTCGGCAAGTGGTTAAGCCATCACCCTTTCACGGTGAAGTCACGGGTTCGAATCCCGTATGGGTGACAATGAAAAGAACAACACAGCACACAAGTTGTACCTCTACGGTTTTAAAGTGTGTTTAAGGAGATTAGGTCAAATGGTTAAGATGTCGCCCTGTCACGGCGTTCGGAGCGGGTTCGACTCCCGTAATCTCCGCTAAAATTAAATATGGTTCCGTAGTTCAATGGATAGAACGGGTGACTTCTAATCTCCAGATCTGGGTTCGACTCCCGGCGGGACTACAAAAGACCCCACGATTAACAGAAATATCCGTCTGTTATGGTGTGTGAACCTGACTTGAAGGCTTCAAGGCTATGGGGGAGGCTACACAGGTTAGGTAAGGATTCCTCATTATGGATTTAGAGGGTAAGGGGCTTTAATTAGTCGTGTCGTAATCCACAAGTTGTGAGAACACTGAACAATCTTACAATACACACTCTGGCTTCCGAGTGAGACTCACCATGTAACTTTGGGGGTATGGGAAGATGTTCTGAGGAAATGGTGAAAAGAGTATCTGTGTTGAAGCCGTGAGGTGGATGGGTATGATGACAGACGGACCAAAGTACAAGAGACCCACCGTGGATGGTTACTATGGGCTAACGAATCTTAGTCGTATCGGTGTGGGATACTATAACACTAATACTATGAAATTAAAAGGTTCTCCTTGATTAGTGGAGGGATGATTCAGAACCTTTTTTATAGTCAGGTTGGATACAAGGTCGGTTCGAGTCCGATGGAAGGATATGGATGTCGGGTAGCACCCTGTAGAGAGGTTCGATTCCTCTCCTGACTACTAAAATTTTAAATTAATATCATGAGAGAGTTTATCACTATGTTGTCAACTGCGGTTGTTATGTTTTTTGGGTTGTTTTGTTTCACCTTTTATTTAATGTCTGAGGTAACATTGACATCAATGTTTATTGGATTCATTGGATTTGTTTTGGTATTATCTCCGGCTTGGAACAAATGGAAACAAATTTTTAACGAATTATACTGGAAGAAAGAAAAAAATGATTAAATTTGTCTTATGAAAGAGAGATATTCAATGAGAGTTATCCTTGAGCAGAAGTTTGGGGAAACTGAGAAAAATGTGAAGACAAGTAGAAGTACTAAACGGGCAACCAAAAAGTCAGGTGATAGTGGTAAGTATATTACCAAGATCGTTGATGGTGTCAAATATATGGTACTGAAATAATATGTATTGTGTTGTTCCCTTGAGAAAGGAATTGCGGTGGGAGATTGTCTTGATTTGGATTTAACCTAGCATGAATCACAACACAGAGGACTTCTCATCCTCAAAATAGTCAGGCGGCGAAATTGGGACAATCTACTTAAGAGACCCCAAGGTGGATGCCTAACGATTGAGTATCGCAACAGGTTCGACTCCTGTCCTGACTACAAAAAAAAATAAAAATTATGGAATTAATATTATTTTCGATTATTGGATGTTTGCTTGGTTGTTTAGTTTTAGTGGGACTATTAAACCAATTTAAGTCAAAACCCTCAGTTGATTATCATGAGTTAATTAAACAATCTGAAGAACGATTAGAGAAGTCAAAAAAGTATGGTGAAGAGTTAGATAGAATGTTAGAAGAAATGAAAAAATAGTCAGGTGGCGGAATGGTAGACGCTAAGATGTTTTGTGTATTCTAAGTGCATTACAGATAGAGAAACTAAATCATACAGGTTCAAATCCTGTCCTGACTACATAAGGTCCTTTAGCTCATTCGGTTAGAGCAATTGACTCATAATCAATAGGTGGTTGGTTCGATCCCAACAAGGACCACATTTTTTTTAAAAAAGTTTTGGCAATTCAAAACTAAAGCATATCTTTGTATAAATCAAAACGGAAAAGATATGACAACAGACATCGCAACACAAGTAAGAAACTACCAAGGAACTAACTCTTTCATCATCAAAATGAAAGACTCAATCTCTCGTTACGGATCATTAACCGTAAAACAACAAATGGCGGTTGAGAAAATTTTCTCAAACATCGGTGAAATCAAATCTGTTGAATTAACAGGTGATTTGAAGGTAATCTCTGACTACCAAGGATCTAACTCTTTTGTTAACGATATTAAGTCTAAATTGGCTCAATTCGGTAAATTGTCTGATAAACAAGTATCTGCTGCAATGAAACAAATTGACAAAGAAAATAACAAACCTGTTGTTCGTAAAATGAACTTCAAGGCTGAAGGTGATACTATCAAAGTTGGTAGAGGTATCGGACAAGGATTGAAAGAAAAATATAACTTGAACTTCAACCCAATCCTTTTGGATATCACTAAAGTAATGGGTGTTACTGCAAAGGCGGTTAAATTCTCAGGTAAGATGACTGTAAAGCGTGGTGATGTTTGTGTGTGTTGTGCAAAAACTCTTACTGACGAGTTCTCAATGTTGACTAAAATGGGTAAGACTTGTGCTAAACACATGGGTGTTGAGTATATCACTGACAAATCTCAAGCGGATAAGTTTCGTGAGGACTACTTGAAAAAAGTTGAGGAGATTGGTGAAATGGAATTTTGGGTTCCAAGAAACCAAATCAAACTTTGGGATGGAAAAGGAGGATTCATCCTTGATATGTCCGAAAAATGGTTTTAAACCATAATTAAACCACCAACTATGGTGGTTTTTTTATTTAATGGATATTTATAAAATAAAGATTCTATGAAAGGGAGAGTTAAAATCACTGAAGGTGAGATTAAGTATATTTTACAAAAACACAAATTATCAATTAACGAATCTGTTAAATTAACTGATTTTGTTACTAGTGATATGTCATCTGAAAGTCCAAACTTTAAAAGTTTTGTTGAGTTTTTAAATGGTAATGTTGACTTGGATACAATTGCAGATAATGTGGAAACTTTCTTTAAGTCATTATCAAAAACTGTTACGGATACTGACACAGATAATGTTAAAATCGTTGGTGGGAATAGAACTGATGACGAATTTTATAAAGAAGTATTGGATCGTATTGGTGCTGAACCAACAAAAGAAAACATGAAATTTTTCTATGCATGGAGACAAGCGGAAGGTGCTCAAGCAACATATAACCCATTTAACACAACACATAAAAAAGAGGGATCTAGTTTATGGAATTGTTTAAAGAAGAAATCAGGGAAATGTGTTTCAGGTGTTAGAAATTATGATTCTGAGGAAGATGGTATAAGTGCAACCGCATCAACAATTAAAAATGGATATTATCCGTGTATATTAGACGGATTAAAAAATGATATTGGGGCAAAAAATATTGCTGACAAATGTTTATCAAACTTAAAAACTTGGGGAACTGGTGGTTTAGTAAAAACCGTATTAAACAGTAAAACATTAAATCCTCCTGTAATCTCAAGAAGTTTGGTTAAAAAAGTTTAACATATATCCTATGTTAAAATAAACCATAAAAACAATTTTTATGAAGTTAACAAAAGAACAAATTATGGGGATTATTCGTCACGGATTAACATTCGTCGGTGGTATTCTTGTAATGAAAGGACTCGTTGATGATACAATGGTTTCTGAAATCATTGGTGGAATTATGACATTAACAGGTGCCGTTTGGTCTATTATTGACAAAAAATAATTTTCATTTAATTTTTTTTTGATGAACCCCACTATTAAGGTGGGGTTTTTTAAAAAATATAATATTTATTAATTAGTATGGAAAATTATGTAGGGATTATAATCGCATTTATTACAGGTGTGATAGGACCAATTTTAATTCTTTTTATAAAGAGTAAGTTGGAAAAGAAGGAGAAACCGGATATGGTTAAGGAAACCCTTAGAGTTGCGGAGTTAGTTACAAACAAAATTGATCACATAAAAGAAGAATTCAATGCGGACAGAGTATGGGTTACACAGTTTCACAACGGAGGTAACTTCTACCCAACAGGTAAGTCAATGGCGAAGTTTTCCGTAATGTACGAAACTGTTAATCCTGGTATTAGTTCCATACAAAGTAACTTTCATAATATTCCTGTTAATCTTTTTTCAAAATCAATTAATCAACTTTTAAATAACGATACGATTGAAATCTCCGATTTTAAGGATGAAACCATATCAACTTATGGGTTAAAATACATTGCTGAAGATACAGGGTGTAAATCAGGTTATTTGTTTGCAATTAAAACTATTGACGATAAATTCATTGGAACTTTAGGTATTGATTACACCAAAAGAAAAACAAAACTTGATATTGAGTCAATTAACCATTTACAGGTTCATGCAACATCTTTAGGTGGAGTTTTAATGACACATCTACAACAATAATTTTGTAACTTCAAATAAAGTTCATATCTTTACGGTATGAATATTTTCTTTTTAGATTTTGATACAAAAAAATGTGCTGAATATCATTGTGATAAGCATGTTGTAAAAATGATACTTGAAACTGCACAACTTTTGTGTGGTGTTCACTGGATTAACGAATCAGAGGCACCGTACAAATTATCTCACAAAAATCACCCCTGCGCAATATGGGTTAGAGAATCATTATCTAATTATCTGTACCTATGTGACTTAGGTTTAGAGTTGTCTAAGGAATACACTTACCGATATGGTAAACGACATAAATCTCAAGACATAATTGAGTGGTGTTTATCAAATAAACCAATAATTAAAGATATTGGGTTTACCACACCCCCAAAAGCAATGCCTGATGAATATAAAGTTGACGATGTAATTGAGTCATATAGAAACTACTATGTTGGCGCAAAAAAAGATTTCGCTAAATGGAAAAATAGAGACATTCCCGAATGGTTTCATAACAACGAAGTATTTATATAAATAACATTTTATTTATATGGAGATTAATGAGACAAACACCTATGGATTTGAGCAAGGATCTGTTGATTCGGGTAAAGTAGTTTTTGGTGGTAAAAATAACAATTGGGGCGGTTCTATGGAACGAGCATTAGAAATTGCTAGTTTTGCCAAAAAATGTTCGGGTAAGAAAAATGTAATATCATCACAAAAACGATCTAGAGTTAAAACTGCATCAGGGAATGTATCTGATCATTATGAAGGAAATCTATCGGCATATGCGGTTGATATACCCGCAAGAGGAGAAAAAGGTGACGAACTGTTAAAATGTATCATGGGTGAATTTAATAACGGTAGTAATTCAAGTTATACCGGTAATAAATGGTTAAATGTGACAGTTGATGGTTACCGATACCAATTTGGTTGGAGGGTTAAGAATCACTACGATCACATCCATGTGGGAGTTAAAAAGGTTGGGGAATCAAGTAAAGTTGAGGATGATACCGAAAAGGCAGATAAAGTTTTATTTGACGCAAATAGTTTTGGTGAAAAGGGTGATGAGAATCTTAATAAACTTTTAGATGAATTAAAAACTAGAGGCGTTACTAATCCACAAGAGACATTAAAAAAATGGATAGGTAGTATTGCGAAAAAAGAAATGAAATATAAATCATTTAAAGATATTTTAAATTCTGACGAATACAAACAATTAGTTAAGTACCTTGAAGTTAGTGAGATTGAACAAATGGATGAAGAAATTCAAAGAATCAAAAAAATTATTGGTTAACCTATTGTCTAAATAAAATCAAATGACTATGTTTGTACTGTTGTTTTGATAAACAGAAAGACAATAAAAAAAAACAAAAAAAATACTTGACAGATTAAAATAAAAGTATTAGATTTGTAAAACAATTCGGAAATAGGTTTCTAAATCTGAATAAAATAGTTCTTTAATTATTAACCTTTAAACTGTTGTGAGATGTCAGAAGACAATAACACAGTAGAATCTAAGGAAGTTGTAATGTACGGTTACAAAAATTCTGAAGGAAAGATGTTTTGGACATCAAACTTCGAATTCGCTAACATTCGTGCAAACCACTTCGGAACTTATGATGTCTACGAAGAAAAAAATTAAAAAAAAGTTCACAAAGTACTTGACAAAACAAAACAAATGTCGTAACTTTGTAAAACAAATTCGGAAAAGTCCGAAATCGTTCTTTGAAAATTGAATTATCCGTTCAGGAGTAAGTAATGAAACTGATAAAGATATTGGGCCGTGTATAGTCCATGAAATAAACTACGAAAGTAGGATAAAGTGAACCCTTAAGTGTGTTGGGTTTGCGGTTTGGGTAACCGAACTTGAGTACACAAGCGGGATACCGTATAACCTTTAGTACCGAGGGCAACGCTGTAGGGAAAGTGGTTAAACGATTTGGCGATGTGGGTCGTCTGATTGAGGTGGGAACACCAATAGGAATAACTCGTAGGGATATTGCAAAAAATATGGTTATCCAATTATATTATTGCGTGTTCCATTATGATAGGATACTTAAAACCGAAAGGTATGATAACAAACAGGTGGTGCTGACATTATCCTTGATAAACTTCTACCAAGGGGTTAATCTCGAAGTAATCTTGAAATATCGGAATGGGGACATTTCAAGGAGTAGTTTGGTATTTCGTTGTTCAAAAGACGACGAATCTGAAAGACGGACCACTACTTCTATAATCCACGACACAGAACTTTATTTTTACATTGAAGAGTAAAATCATAAATTAGACTTAAAGCAAAAGTGTCCGTCAGGTAATAGTGAAAGGTGACTACATAGTAATGAGCCGTTCATTGCATCGTCTAAACCGCAAGTTTAACGATATTCTTACCAAAAACCTCTAATCCCGCAAGGACTAGTTGGGGAGGCATCCTCGAAGAGAGTTGAGTAATGAGAGAGTAACTAATACCTCAAGGAGTGGTACACCTAAAAGACCGTCACTGAGAAATACTTTTCAAAAGAAAGTGGATAAGAGTAGAAACAATAATGACTCTAAAGGTTCTCAACAAAAACTGTAATCTCAGGTTTTTATTTTAGATTTAAAATCTTATAAGAAAAAAATTAATAGGGACGATGTGAATCGATCCCTTTTTTTGTTTTATATATATTTATAAATAAAAGAATATAATATTATGGGAAGATTAATAAAATTATCAGAAATGGACATAACAAGAATTGTTAGACGTGTAATCAAAGAAGACAAAGGACTTGGCGATAGAAAAGGTGAACTATATTCTTCCATTAATAATGTTCTTATGGATTTTGAGGATGTTGATCCATCTGACATTGTAATGATTTTAAAAAATATATTAGATGTTCATAAAGCTATGGAATACAGGAGTAAAAATAAAATAGAACCTGTTTCCTCCCATGATGTAAGAAAACGTTTTAAAAATTACTAAATAAAAAAACCCCATCGTAAGATGAGGTTTATTAATTGGTGGAGGTGGAGGGGCTCGAACCCTCGTCCATAATATCCTGTCAGATAAGGACTACACGTTTAGGTTAACATTTTCTAATGTTCCAAAATATTTGGTTTTTCAAATCCGATCCAAAAACAGATATAATCAAATTAACCCCTGATTATTAGGGTTTGTTCCTTTTCGGGTAGAAACCACACCTTTGTAAAGACTTCTGTTGCTAGGTTGTATGTCCACCGACCCCCCGTTTCCGTAAACTTATTAAGCTACAGTAACTTCAGAAGTACGGATTAATCCGATAGCTTCCATTTTGTTTAGCACATTGCCAGTTATAATTTGAATCAGTTTTTAAGGAGATTAACTCAGTCCCCACGTGCCCTTATTCTTCAGCCAATACCTGTCAAATCCAAAAACACCCCCATATTATCAAAGAACTTATTCTGTATACAAATATAAGTATAATATTAAATATATCCAAGTTCAAGTATATTTATTTGTAATGGCAAAAAATAGTGAATTATATGATTTGTTGGTTAGAGTAAAAAACGGATATGATCCAGGATGGGCATACTACTCAAGGTATGATGATGATAATTTAGATGATATTAGATTTAATGAAAACAAACCTGGACTAAGCAGTGTAAATATTGTATTTTCTGATTATGACGATTACTTAAAATTATACTCTGATTTACTAGATGAGGATGATATCTATTATCTTAAACTATTTTTATCTAATCAATACCAAAATGATTTTGATAGGTACCAATTACAAGAAGAATGGGAACAAGGATATGTTGCAAGTTATCTAAATGATGAAAACAAAGAACTTATTGATAGAATCGCGCATTTTATCTCTAAAGATTCGGTTAAAATGGATTTTACAAATAAATCAAAATTGTTATATAAGGAGTACGAAGGTGAGATAGATAATATAATGTGGGAATGGTCAGACATAGAACACAATTGTAGAATGGATATTATACGAGATGAAGTTATTGATGAATTCAGTAATAAATTTTATAATTTAGGTATTAAAGAAGTTGTTCCATTGTATAAGTACAAATGTTCCGTCAATACCTTAATAAGATTATTTGATATGTTTGGTTTACAAAGTGGGACTATTTTTGACCTATTCAAAAAAATATTGGAGGTTAACAAAGTGTCTGTGAATTCATATTATAATGAAATGTATTGGAATACCAGCTGTACTAATTTTGATATGGAGTCATTTAATAGATCAGCAAATTGGAACTTAACAAGAATATATGAACATATTTTAGATGATGAAAAATTTGTGGATGTTGAGGAATTTTACGATGTAAAAAATGCGGTAGAAAAGGAATTTGGTTTTGATAAATGGAATAAGATTAAAACTAAAGAAAATTTATATTTTAAGGTTGATGATGTTGACCCCTCAACAAATAAAATAATCATATCTTTCAGGAATAATGAAAGTGATAATCGTGAGGAAAAGCGTTCTGTAACTTATGACGAATTACATAGAATGCAAACTCAATACGAATTATTTAATGAAATACGAAAAATCAGAGACAAAATTTTTTTAATTTGATTTAATTCCATATATTTGTTATATGGAAAGAAATTATGAATTACTGAAAGAAGTTTTGTCGGTTCCCACAAAGACTTATCAAGAAGATTTAATGGTACAATTTATCTGTGACTGGTTGGATGAAAATAACATCCCCTTTTATGTTGATGAATTTTACAATGTGTATGCAACCAAACAAACCGATGAAAACATTGAGTTTTTTCCTTGTGTTGTTGCCCATACGGATACGGTACATAACATTGACACAATTAATGTTGTTGAGGAAATGTTACCTGATGCTCAGGGTAATGTTAAATTATCCCTGAAGGCATATAATGACGAAGGCAATCCAACGGGTATTGGTGGTGATGACAAGTGTGGGGTTTATGCTTGTTTGGAGTTATTGAAAGAATTACCTAATCTGAAAGCGGCATTTTTTGTTTCTGAGGAAACTGGTTGTAAAGGTTCGTTTAATTCTGATCCAAAGTTCTTTGAGAATACGGGATATGCCATTCAGTTTGATGCACCTGAGAACAATATGATTTCTGAATTTTTGATGGGGGTTAATATGTTTGATCGTGAGAGTAAATTCTTTGAGGTTGGGGGTAAGTTAATTACGGAACATTTCCCATCCAACACAAAATACCATAGACATCCATATACGGATATCTACCCTATTAGAACTAAGTATAATATTGCTTGTTTTAATATCTCAATCGGTTACTACCGTTATCATACGGCAAATGAATATGTTGTTGTTGATGATGTTTACAACGGTATTAAAGTTGGTAAACTAATGATTGACGAACTGGGTTATTCTAAACATATATAAAAAAAGGAGGTTATTGAACCTCCTTTTTCTTTCTACCACCTCTTTTCTTTGGTTCTATTGGAACCAATTCTTTAATATTGATTGTTTGGGTATCCTCCTCACCATCAATGAACAAAGTGTATTCCTTATTCTCAAACACCTCCTCAAGTAAAATCTTTTCCGAAATTAAATCTTCAATTTTATCTTGTATTGCTCTTTTAATTGGTCTTGCACCATAATGTTCGTCAAATCCAACCTTAGAGATAAATTTAATAACCGATTCATCATATGAGACATTATATTTCATATACTCCAATCGTTTAATTAATTTATCAATTTCTAATTTAACAATTTTATCAATATCATTCTCCTTCAATGAATTGAATATAACTACATCATCAATTCTATTTAAGAATTCAGGCGCAAAGAACTTACTTAATTCTTTCTTTAAAATATCCCTTTTTTGTTCTTCCTCAACATAATTACTTTTCTTAAAACCAACACCTGATCCAAAATCCTGTAATTTTTTAACACCAATATTTGATGTCATAATTATCAAGCAATTTTTGAAGTTAATTTTTCTTCCTAAACTATCTGTGATATGACCATCATCCAACATCTGAAGTAATGTTGAGAAGATGTCTTTGTTTGCCTTTTCAATCTCATCAAATAAGATTACAGAATACGGTTTGTTTTTAACTTGTTCTGTTAATTGTCCACCTTCTTCATGTCCTACATATCCTGGAGGTGAACCAATCAATCTTGAGATTGTGTGTTTCTCTTGGTATTCGGACATATCAACTCTAATCATATTATCTTCACTACCAAAAATTTCTTTTGCTAATTTTTTTGCTAAGAATGTCTTACCAACACCAGTGGAACCTAAGAAAATGAATGAACCAATTGGTTTATTTGGATCTTTAATCCCCACTCGGTTTCTTCTGATTGCTTTGGAAATTTTTCCTACCGCTTCAGATTGTCCAATAACCAAATCATTTAATGTTTGTTCTAAACCTACCAAAGATTTTGTTTCATCTATTGTAATTTTATTAACAGGAATCTTAGTCATATTTGAAACAACCTCATAAACTAATTCAGGATTAATCTCTTTCTTCTTGATTTTTAATTCCTCATCAAACTTTTTCTTCTCTTCTTCTAACTTACCTAAAATTTTTCGTTCCTTATCTCTAAGTTCGGCAGCCATCTCAAACTTTTGACTTTTAATTACCTGAAGTTTTTCTTCTTTTATATCTGAAGCTTGTTGTTTTAGTTTTTCAATTATTTCAGGTAATTTAATGTCTACTTGAGATCTTGCACCAACCTCATCAAGGATGTCAAACGCCTTATCAGGAAACTCTCTATCTGTAATATATCTGTCCGCCAACTCAACACATAAATCTAATATTTCTTCATTATATAAAACTTTATGGTGATCCTCATATTTTGATTTACTATTTTTTAAGATGATTAAAGTTTCTTCTTTGGTTGATGGATCAACAATAATTTTTTGGAATCTTCTTTCCAATGCACCATCCTTCTCAAAGTTCTTACGGTACTCATCTAATGTTGTTGCTCCAACACATTGGATTTCTCCTCTTGCCAATGCGGGTTTGAAGATATTTGATGCGTCTAATGAACCTGAAGAACTACCAGCACCAACTATTGTGTGAATCTCATCAATGAAAACAATGATATTGGGGTTATTCTGAAGTTCTTCAATAATAACCTTCATTCTTTCTTCAAATTGTCCTCTATATTTGGTACCTGCAACAATGGAATTCATATCTAAAGATACAATCCTTTTATCTGTTAAATTCTTTGGACAATCTCCCTCAAATATCTTCATTGCCAATCCTTCTACAATTGCGGTTTTACCACAACCTGGTTCACCAACAATAATTGGATTATTTTTCTTTCTCCTTGAAAGGACTTGTGCGATACGCATAATTTCTTTTTCCCTACCAACAACAGGATCTAATTTACCTTCACTTGCGAGTTTATTTAAATCCTTACTAAAGTTATCCAACACAGGAGTTCCTTTGTCAGAAGGCTTTTTATTTTTGTCATCGTTATCCATATATTCAATCATTTTTTAACTTTTTAAAAATGTAATTTAAAAAAAACAAAAAGTATATTATTTTGTCAACCTGTCATTCATTTTTTTTATATACTGACATTTTGTCAGTTTTATGATTTTGGCACGCATTTAGTAAAATGAGGGACAAAAATAAACCAATAAAAAAAATAAAAAAATGTTTAACACAATTTTTGATGAATTTTACACATTAACAAAACCAACTAACTTATTACAAACTTATCAGACAGATGAATCCACTGTATGTATTATGGATTTACCAGGGTATAATAAAGACAATTTAAAGGTTGAATTAAAAGATGGGACATTACACATTGAGGGAAAACGATCAATTATTATTAACGGTTTGAAGTCCCCAATAAAAAACCACTCAATTTCAAGAACATATACCATTGGTAATAAGTACGATGATGAAAAGGTAACTGCGGAGGTAAAAGATGGAATTCTGACAATAACTCTCCCGTTTAAAGATGAAAAGAAAAATAAAGTGATTAGTTTGTTGTAAAAAAAGGTCCACTTCGGTGGACTTTTTTTTTACCATATTTATTTTTAAATAAAAAAAGTTATGGCAATTACAAAAGAAGAAATTTCAGGAACAACAATCATAAATGAAATACAATCAAGTAATATCAAAAAGACAGTTTATGATACAATCACTAAAAAATTAATGGTGGAGTTTAATAATGGAACACAATATGAATATGATGAGGTACCACATCAAACTTATACTCAATTTAGAATGTCAGAATCACAAGGTAAGTTCTTTAGTTCAAAAATAGCAAAAACTTTCAAATATAAGAAAGTTTAAATAAATTAATTAATCATTGTATTTATTATAGATGGATAAACACGATGATATTCTTTCAAGTTTTAAAGTTCAAAAAGAACTAAACCCTAAAATTTGGGATGGTAAGGGTAGTAACTCTAAAATGAAACCTGATATTAGAGAAAGGTTACTTGAGATTGCGTATGAATTTATTGATTTTTTAGGTGTTGATATTGTTGTTACAGATGTGATAATGACAGGTTCTCTTTCTAATTATAATTGGTCAAAATATTCAGATGTTGACTTACATATTGTTGCGAATTTTAACCAATTCCCAACCAATCAAATTGATTTATATAAAGAATTTTTCAACCTTAAAAAAATTCTTTTCAATGATAATCACGATATAACAATATATGGATATGATGTAGAACTTTATCTTCAGGACGAAGAAGAAACTCATTTTAGTAGTGGAGTATATTCAGTATTGTTTGATGAGTGGGCTAATAATCCTAAAAAAGAATCTGTTAGTATTGATAAAGAACAAATTAAAAATAAAGCAAAACAATGGATGGATATTATTGATGGTGTTATTAATAATATGAAAGATGAGGATATTGATACTGCAAAAGAATTAATAAAGAAATACAAAGATAAGTTAAAAAAATACAGAACCTGTGGACTGGAAAAAGACGGAGAATACTCAAACGAGAATTTGGTGTTTAAGATGTTAAGAAGAAATGGGTACATTGAAAAGTTATATAACTTTGGTAATGAATTTTTAGATAAAAAGTTATCTATTAACTAAAAAAAAATCTCATATTTAATCGTAATGTTAATAAACGATGATTATGATATATTTATATAAAAAAATAATTTTATAAAAAAAAACAAAATGGGAAGTTTAAGACCGATAGGTAGTGAAAAACTACAAGGAATGGATAAAATTAAGAGAATTATAGAAATTTCTCGTTATAACGAACATATGCCAAATCCTGTTAATGAAAACGAATCAAAAGAATATTCTCGTTTTCTTGCTGATGGTAATAGATATGAAATAATTAAAGAAAAATCAGGTTACATTATTAAACACCAAATTTCTGAGGGTGTTTCTGACTATATTGAACCTATGAAAAATAGAAAATATTATTCATCTTATTCTCAGGCTTTAAAAAGACTGAATTTAATGGCTAAAGAATTAAATACTCTTCACGAAAATAAAGAAGAGGTTTCATTATTTGGTGAAGAAAAGAAATTTTACCTTAAGAAGAATATGTCAGAAAAATTAAATATGGATCCAAACAGTATGGATGAACTTGATGAACAAGCACCTGCACCCGCAGCACCCGCTCCGGCACCTGCAGCACCCGCTCCGGCACCTGTTCCCGCACCTGAAGATGTTCCTGTAGAACCTGAAGGACAGGAAAATTAGCACAAAAAATTCGTGACTTTGAATCAAATGGAGAAGAAGATGAAGAAGGTATGGATGGGAATGATGTTAAATATGTTATTAACTCAATATTGTCGTCATTAGACTTAACAACATTAGATGAAGATGATGTTGATGAAATTGTTGCTCGTTTTGAGGGTGATGAAGAAGGAATGCCTGAGGAAGGTGGTATGGAAACTGAAGAACCTATGGAACCATCACCTGAAGGAGAAGAAGGTGAAGAATTACCTCCACCACCAGCTGAAGGAGAAATGGCTGAAATGCAAAATTTAGGTGATAAGTTTATGAATAAACTTAAAGGGGCCTATTCGTCATCATTAGGTAAAAAATTACCTGGTATGGATGAAATGTTCGGTGATGGTGATGATGAAGAGTTGGGAACTATGAGAGGTCGTTATTTCGGTGACGAAGAAGAAGAGGATGAGTTTGGATTTGATGACGAAATGGGTTTTGAAGATGAAGAAGATGATTATACAATGAGAGGTGCAAGAAAACATAGAAGAATGTATGATGATGAAAATCATTTCTCACACGGAACATTTGGAGAATCCAAAGTAGATAATATTATTAAAAAATACTTTGAAATTGACAATAAGGAAAAACAATTAAATGAAGAAAAAAGAAGAAGAGAATTAAGAAACCATATTCTTGAAACTAAATCTGAAATTAAAAGATTGTCTGAAACAGTTCGTCAAGAAAGAATGGCGGTTAAATTTTTGAGTGAAAATAAAAAAGCAAGTTTAATTGGAATTACAAATAAGAAAAATTTGATATTCAAAGTAAACGAAAATCAATTTAGAATTTCACCAAACGGAACGATATTGAGTATGTTAAAAAAGTTGGTGTATTAAGGAACGGAGAAATAACATTGGAATTAATTCAGGATTCCGATGTTTTTTCACTTATAGACGCGACTGACGATGTTATTGCGTTAGGTTGGGAAAAAGAAACTGAAGAGTTAGATTTCTCAGTAACAAAAAGGTTAGTCTTCAAATTTGGACAAACCGAAGAAGAAGTAAAAAATAAATTATATGAACGAGATATCGTTCTTGAGTTTGAAAAAAAAGTGGTATATGAGAACTAAAAACCCTATTACTGTATTGTTGGAAAATGGAATTCATTTTTCCACTTTAACAAATATGTCGGAAAAACAAATTAAAGTTTTAGCGGAAAGATTTAAAAAAGAAGAATCTAAAGAGGCGGTAACTAAAACCGTATATCAACCATTAAAAAACCCTAAAGATATGGAAGCGGTTCAAAATATGGTAACTAAATCAGATCCTAACGCATCTGTTGAATTGGAAGAAAAATTTGAGTCCAAAGCACAACAAGGATTATTTTGGGCTAAATGTAATAAATCTAAAGGTAAGGAAAAAAAGAAATGGTGTGATATGGCGAAAGAATTTTCGGACGACACAACAAAAAAAGACTATGGAAAAAACCCAAAAAAGAAACATCCTGAAAAAACGGTTGATTATAAAAAGAAGGCTCAAAAAGAAAGTTATGAAAAATTTCTTGAGGATAGAATCGTTGAGATGGTTTATAACCATGTCAACCCTAAATTAACTAAAGGTGAAATCAAAAAAACAATTCAAGAAAGATCTGAAAGCATGATCTTGAGGAATCCAAAAAAAATGTCTATGTTCTCTGATGAATCAGGAATAGAAATGAAAAAAATGGATAAACCAATCGGTAAAGTATTTTCAGTGGGTAAATCACCAATGGACGAACAAGGAACAAAAGAGAAAGAAAGAACAAAAGAAAAAGAACCTGGAACAAAGAATCCACCAAAAAGAAGAGGTAACCCTTTTAAAAACCCAAATCCTGGTGTAAAAGAAAGTCCAAGAGGTGGTAATAAAGAGGATGTTAAAATGACTTTTATGGGTCAGATAAAACAAGCGTTAAAATAATAAGATGGTAGATAAAGACTTAGAAAGATTAATCAGGAAAATAATTAAAGAAGCACCAATTGATTATGGTGATTATCCTGAAAGAATGGATCCAAAAACTCAAAGAAGACTTGAAGATCCTGAGAACATTTCCGCTAAGAACAGAGCTTTTAAAGGTGGTGTTTCTGATGTTGAGAAAATTGCAGGGACAAGATTTAAAGAGATTGTTGATTATGTAAAAAGATATTTTAGTACTCAAGAAAACATAACTGACCCTCATGTGATGAGATCTATTATGATGGAACAAATGAGAGCGGTTCAACAATCAATGGTTATAGAGTCATCGCATAAAGATGAGTTAAAAGATTTGGCGGTAGAAATTGCGGCGAAAGAAGAAGGATGGATGGATTATTCATTAACTATAAATGAAGCGATAGAAAATGGTGACATCAGTAAGTCACCAATCCAAGGTGCAGGAACTAGATACGGATTTGAGTTTATTAATGTTGACGCATTTTTAAATGAGAAAAAAATTAACCCAAGTCAATTCCAAATGAAGGAAAAGGATTTACCTAAATTACAAATTCCTTCAGATTTTTCATTTGATATTGACGAGTTGACACCGGAAGAACAAAGACAACTTGAAATTGAAAAGAGGCATGTTATTAACGCATTGATTCAAGGTAAAGGTAAAAGAGGACAATTTTCGTATCAAGCATTTAAAAATAGGTTAGACGAGATTGATCCAAGATTATATTCATTATACAATAAGATTATGTCTGCAAATGACTTAATGTATTTTACTCAAGAAGATTTGATTGAGATGATGGGAGGAAATGCCGCTGGTTCATCTGGTGTTGAGAGTGAAGACGAAGATGATGAAGGTGGTGAAGAAGGTGAAGGTATGGATGTTGTAGTAGCAAACGGTATAATATTCCCAATTTTATTACACGAATTAATTAAAGGTTTTGGTTCTGTTGCATCAAGAGAACAATGGAGAGGTATGGATCCAGGAATGGCTCAAGATATTATGGGTAAGACAGATGTATTTTCTAATGAACCAATGCAATTTAGAGTTGGTGCAGAACTTGTTAGAAAATTAAGAACTTTATTACCTGATGAATTAGTCTTAGATGAAAGAAGTAAAATTTATATTCCTTTCTTTGAGAGAATTCTTTATGGTATTCCTGCAGATAGATTCTTAAAAGAAATTATGTCAAATGTTGTTTCTGAAAGAGAAGAAGATAATAATAAAGTAAAACGAACTTTTGAGGACATCCTTAGAAGGGCAAAATCGGACTATCAGAAATATAAAGGTGGTGATAACGAAGAAGATGAGGAGGATGACGATGCCTTATCAAAATTAGGTTTATAATCTACTTAAATTATTAATAAAACCCCCTTTTATGTAAATAACTGGGGGTTTTGATATTTATTGCTAAATGGTTTTATGAGTTTAACTAAAGAACAGGTAATGTTGGAGTATGTAAAATGTATGAAGGATACTCCATACGCATTAAAAACATATTTACAAACTTACGACAATACGGTATCACAATATGTCCCATTACAATTATTCCCCGATCAAGTTTCATTATTAAATGATTACGAAAGTTTTAACGAAAATATTGCATTAAAATATCGTCAAGCGGGTGTATCCACCGTAACTGCGGCATGGGTATCAAAAAAATTAGCGTTCGCAAAGAAAAATAAACCTGAAAAAATTCTAATTATTGCCAACAAATTGGACACCTCTTTAGAGATGGCGAATAAGATTAGAGGGTTTGTTGGACAATGGCCGAAATGGGTTGGGATTGATTTTGCCGCAGAAAAAAATTCACAAAAACACTACAAATTAAATAACGGATGTGAAGTTAAAGCGGTTGCAACATCAAAGGATGCCCTTCGTGGATTTACCCCTACGGTTCTTATATTTGATGAGGCGGCGTTTATTGAGGCGGATAGTGATTTTTGGGCGGCTTGTATGGCATCCCTATCTACAGGGGGTAAAGTAATCGTGGTATCAACACCGAATGGTTATGATCCAATTTACTATGAAATATATGATCAGGCATTAAGAAATATGAACGACTTTAAAATTACAGAAATGTATTGGTTTAGAGATCCTCGTTACACAAAAGATTTATACTTGGTTAAAACTGAAGATATTATCCATTATTTGTTAAATAAAGAAGAATATCCTGAAGATAAAATATTAAGTTGGGAAGGTATCCCATTTGAAACAAGAAATTATGATGATCTTAAAACAATAATGGATTCAGGTTACAAACCTTGTTCAGATTGGTTTGAAAGAATGGTTAAGAAACTTAAATATGATAAACGAAAAGTTTCTCAGGAGTTGGAATGTAACTTCCTTGGATCAGGAGATAATGTGTTTGATTCAAAGATGTTACAGACTATTCGTGAAAATATGGTTAAAGACCCCCAAAATAAAATGATGGGAAATTCACTATGGATATGGAAGGAACCTATTGTTGGACACAAATATATTATGGGGGTTGATGTTTCTCGTGGTGATAGTGAGGATTTTAGTACAATACAAATCATTGATTTTGATGAAAGAGAACAAGTATTGGAATACATTGGAAAAATTCCACCTGATGTATTGGCAGAAATTGCATATAAATGGGGAAATATGTATTCAGCATATATTGTAATTGATATCACTGGTGGTATGGGAATTGCAACATCAAGAAAATTACAAGAACTTGGATATAAAAATATGTATGTTGATGGTATTGATTTAAATAATACTTGGAAATACAATCCAAAAGCCCTTGATAAAATTCCTGGCATCAACTTTAATAACAAAAGAGTTCAAATAATTGCCGCTTTTGAGGAAGGAATGAGACATAAGTTTAGGATATATAGTTCAAGGTTATATAATGAAATGAATACATTCGTATATGTGAATGGTAGACCGGATCACCAAAAAGGACATCACGATGATTTAATTATGTCCATATCAATGGCATTATATGTTGGGGAGTCCTCATTCTCAAGTTTAGAGAAAGTAACTGAACAAACTAAAGCAATGTTAGAATCTTGGACGGTAAATAATAATGAATCAGTTAAAAATGTAATTGATTTTAATCCCGTAATTCCACATATGAATCAAGATAGATTTAGAGATAATTCAAGTATTAGTAGAAAGGATTATGAAAACTATGGTTGGTTATTTGGTATTAGATAATATTTATAATAAAATATAGTATGGGATTATCAAGTAGAAAAAAATCAGGTAAACTTATTGCTGGCAGTACGATGATAGTACCTGGGCAACCTATTTTGAGTGCAAAAAAATTCGTTATAACATTCTCAAATAAAAAAGGTTCTTTACCTGAGACATATAATGAACAATCAACAAGTTCAGGAACCACATCTAACAGTTAATTCTATACTTATAGATAAAAGTGATTAAAATTATATAAATAAAATTAAATAGTCAATATGGAACAAAATCAAAATAATCTAACTATTTGGCAAAGATTATCTCAAGCATTTGGTCCGAATTCTTTATTAGGTCAAGATTTACCAACATACAAACTTGATAAGACAGAGTTATTAAGAACTACAGATAAGAAAGAATACGAACTTGAAAAACTACAAACTCAACAATCATTGTACCTATCAGGACAATGGGCAAAAATTGAGAATAATCTATATACACAAGCGATTTATTATGAACCAACAAGATTGGCTTCATTTTATGATTATGAATCTATGGAATTTACACCTGAGATTTCTACCGCTTTGGATATCTATTCTGAGGAATCGACAACCGCAGATCAAAACGGGTATATACTCCAAATATATTCTGAATCAAAAAGAATAAAAGGAATATTAGCAGATTTGTTTAATAATGTATTGGATATTAATACCAATCTTGCAATGTGGACAAGAAACACTTGTAAGTATGGTGATAATTTTGTTTATCTAAAACTTGATCCTGAAAAAGGAATTGTTGGTTGTATGCAATTACCTAACATTGAAATCGAAAGATTGGAGCGAGGTATGGCAGCTAAATCAACAAATGCTGAAGTTGATCCCAAATCTAAAGGTTTAAGATTTCATTGGAAGGTTAAAGATATGGAATTTAATTCTTGGGAGGTTGCTCACTTTAGATTATTGGGTGACGATAGAAAACTTCCTTATGGAACATCTATGCTTGAGAAGGCAAGAAGAATTTGGAAACAGTTAATGTTGTCTGAAGATGCGATGTTAATATATAGAACATCAAGAGCACCTGAAAGAAGGGTGTTTAAAGTGTTTGTTGGAAACATGGACGATAAGGATGTTGAACCATATGTACAAAGGGTTGCAAATAAGTTTAAACGAGATCAAGTGGTTGACTCAAAAACAGGAAATGTTGATTTAAGATTTAACCAAATGGCGGTGGATCAAGATTATTTTGTACCTGTTAGAGATGCTACACAAACAATGCCGATTGAGACATTACCAGGAGCTCAAAACTTATCTGAAATTGCGGATATTGAGTACATCCAAAAGAAATTGGTAACAGCATTAAGAGTTCCAAAGGCTTATTTAGGATTTGAGGAAGTTGTTGGTGATGGTAAAAACTTATCATTACAAGATATTCGTTTTGCAAGAACAATCAACAAAATTCAAAAGAGTATGATTGCAGAAATGAATAAAATTGCAATCATTCACTTGTTCTTATTAGGTTTTGAAGACGAGTTACAAAACTTTACATTAGGACTTACTAACCCATCAAAACAAGCCGATTTGTTAATGGTTGATGTATGGAAAGAAAAAGTTCTTTTATATAAAGATTTGGTTACTGAGATACCAAACACAATTCAACCAACATCAGCAACTTGGGCTAAGAAACATATATTCGGTTTCTCTGATGAGGATATTAAATTAGATGTACAACAAATTAGATTAGAGAGAGCAGTTGCTGCCGAACTTACAAATACACCAACAATTATTACACATACAGGAATGTTTGATACTGTTGATAAATTATACAAAACTAAATCAGGATCAACT